CGTCCCAATCGTTAAATAATTATTAATTAACTCAAAGCTAGAGGTAGCGTTTAGACGCAAGCAAGTTAACAACGAACTAGCTAAACACAATTACAAAGCCGAGGACATAGCCAAGGCTATCAAGGAACCCGTAGAAAAAATCTATCACGATCTTAAATGGATACGCAAAAACTCTCGTAAATGGCTTGACTCTTGGGCCCTTGACGGATATACAGAGTGCACTAAAACCACTATCGATCAACTCGAGCGCATGGAGCGCAACTTACAAACAATCATCGACGAGTCCGACGATCCTAGAATTGCTCTAAATGCGTACAAGGAATTAAGGGAGACTGTTAATTTACGTTGGGTCGTCCAAGGCGAGGGCCCGACACTAATGAATTTAAGGAGATTTAAAAATGCCGAGGGTTCCGCGCGCTCTACATAAAGAGACTGAGAGCATTTACAATATCGAGGAACTCCCGGACTTACCAACTAATGTCCTTGATTGGATAGAAATAGCTAGGCCAACGGTCGGTAAGATAGTACGAAACTTTGATCTAACACCATTCCTCAAGGAAATTTACGAGGACAACTCGCCCAACATTATGATCGTTGCGGGACGACAAACTTACAAAACAACTTTATGCACGGACTTTATTGCTAACTATGCAACGTCCAACCCAAGGACGGAGGTATGTCTCGTTACGGACAACGAATCTCATTTATCCGCCCTCAGTAAGCAAAGACTCCGCATTGAAACATTTTTACAAAACTCTAAGTTGCGAGTCTATCTACGACATGACCGCGCTAATATTGGCGAAATATCCCTTAACAATGACTCTGTTATCTATCTCGTTACCGACGAAGGCGAATACAAAAAGGTCGAAGGTAAGTCTCTCGGACTACTGATGTTAGATGAAGCTCAATACCAAGACGTCCAATTCCTCCAAAAAGCCATGTACTCTTTATTTCAAACTCATGGTCGTATCTTTATCCTTGGCATTGGAGGCGAGGCCGGATCTGAATATCATAAGCTTTGGGCACGAACTGACAAACGAGAATGGATCTACGATGATTCTCTTTGGCGCGAGAAATTAGAATTTGACGCAAGCGGACGAATTACTAATACGAACTTGGCCCAAGTCCTCGCGGGGCGTTGGGTATCTCAAGACCCTAAAAATACACAATTCCGAAGTTACCATTTACCGCAATCCATTTATCCAAACATTCCACTTACGATCCGCGACGCGAATGAACTCTATAATATTAACTCAGAGTTTTCTATTGAACATCAACGGCGATATGCTCCAAAGTCCATTTATCAGTCTCACGTTTTAGGAACGTTCTACAAAGCCGAACGCCGACCTCTAACACCCGAGGACGTTACAAATTGTTACAACCGTTACATGGGCCTACTAGACCCGCACGAAGTAAGAGAGATTAAAATAATGTACGGCAACCAAGTCCGGGTCTATATGGGCGTTGACTTTGGCTCGGGCCCAAGTGCAAGTAAGACCGTCGCGTCCATTGTTATTCATTGGCGCAAGTCTAACCGCTATCAATTAGCATGGATTGACCCACGACCTCAAGAGAATCAATTTGATCAAGCTAGGTATCTTGCTGAATTAGCTAGGGATTATGAGATAGATTATGGCGTCGGCGACTTGGGATATGGTCAAGGACTCGTTAAACTAATTCAAGACGGAGGACGTGATTCAAAAGATTACAAGTTCGAGGGATTAGGTCGTAGGAGATTCTCAGGTTGTAGAACTATTGGCTCCGAAGTTAAACCAAGTGAGCAATTCGCGCAAGACACCGACGAGCATGGAACCGAATTAGGCCGAATACAAATTGATAAGACAACTTCAATCCAAGGGTTCGTTGATTTTATTTTACAAATGGTCGCACACCCAACAAGACCAACCGAGGATCTATGGCGACGTACTAAGTTTATGATCCCCGCAAAAAATGATTGGGAGACGGACTTTTTGGTAAATGATTTTACAGCGATCACACGAAAAGACTTGGAGGAGATCCAAGAGGTAAGGATTGAAGATCCAAGACAAAAACCACGCAAGGAGTTTAACCACCCGCCCGACTCGGTTATGAGTATCATTTATTGTCTAGTTGCGTCAAACAATTATGATGAGTCAAGATACTCGATCCGAGGCGGTCGCCGAACTAAATAGATTAGAACTTGGAACTATTGACGCAAGGAAATTAATTTTAGATCGTTACTTTAAAATTCATTCTATCAATCTCGCGTTTGTTATAATATGTGACGCATTAAAAATTAGATCGCTAGACTAATTTAATTTAGTAATAAATAATTATACTATAACAAAGCAACATTAGATCCGTAGCGCATGAAATGTTTAGCCCGGGATTGCGGTAAGACGTGTCGTACTCCTAAAGCGGAAAATTGGAAATTATGGCAATTATGTTATTTGTGCGCGCTGATTGCACACCCGGATTTTTACGAGGGTAAGCATAAGCACGGAGTCGGGGGGACTTGGCTCAAAACTCTTGATTGTATTCCCATGTCCACGCCTACAATGACTAACTAATCTAGACTAGGTAGTTCATTCGTGTATTATACTACTCCTACTCCTACTCCTACTAATGACAAAAACAAAAACAAAACTTGTAGAGAAAATCTCTCGCCAAGTTGTCAAGTTAGGCAAAACAAACCAAACTCGAATCGTCATAGATACGATACCTCAAAAGATCACGAAGGAATATCGTGATAAAAATTGGAGAGGTTCGGGTCGCAAACAAAAGTTAACTGACGAGAACTTGCTAGGTAAGGATAGTTTGCCACGCGTTAGTCAAGAGAACTATCTCTCGTTACCTTTGCATACGAGCTTTAAGCACGGCAAAAACCATTTTATCAAAGTCCCCGTTGACTTTGCAACTTATCAAAAGTTGTTAAAGATCGCACGGGCCAACGATAGAACGCTAGCCGGACAAATAAGATATGTTGTCCTTAGTGCCTTGTTTAAAGAGGGAGGTCTAAAAGTTGCCAACTAAGATCAAAGAGTTGACTGTATTTTTCCCGGAAAAAACGTATCTAGAGATACGCAAGTACGCGGATAGAAATAGTCGTAGCATGATCAACCAAATCCGACATGACATTAAGGAGTCAGTAAAACATGATTTCCCTAATATGTAAAAAGTGTCATTGGTCATGGAAATATCGAGGCAAAAAAACGATCTATTGTAGTTGTCCAAACTGCAAGACTTCGGTTAAAATAACGGGCTAATCCCCCTCCTTTTTTTTATTATTAGAACGCTAACAGTTGTATAGTATTACTCGATCATTTTTTCATGGGTTGGCGTTCCCGTCTCAATCAAGGCATGATCAAAATGGGTCTAGCTACGCCGATCCAACCGCCTCAAAAACAATTTAGTTCAATCAATCTTAATTCAATAAAAAATCAAATGTCGATACCTAATTCCGGCGTGGACTTCGCCGAGATGGTTCCCGGATTCTCTCAACCCGTTTGGGGCCCGGAAATTTCTACCGTTGGCGCGCGCTCACGCGAGGGCTATACATCAATTCCTTTTGATCGTCCCGTCATTCCTTTTCAAACTCAAGTCGTAGCGTTACAAACTGACGAGGACGTAACACTTGCTATCAATCATCTCTCATCACAAATCACGGGAGGAGAGCATTATTGGAAGGGAGCCAACGACGAGATGAGTAATTACATTGAGGGCTTTTCAAAGGCGATAGACTTTGACGAGATTGACACTATGCTAGTTAAGGAATTGTTATGGTATGGTAATTCAGTTTGGAAAGCTAGAGACGGCGTTGAGAATATCAGAGACCGCTCCGATTTAATGCACATTCCAATCTCAAGTTTTGTTCGTATATGGTGGGATAGACAACGAATCCCGTACAAGTACGAGTTTAGAGGATCACAATACCAAGGCTATCACAACCCCGACGAGGTTATTCATTTAAAATGGAACCCGGTTAACGCGTCAGCGTTTGGCGTAGGCTTTGGAGTTCCAATGACTTCGCCTCATGTGTTTGAACAAATTACAGCTAACGGCATGGAGCCTAACAAGTTACCGAGTTTGCTTGACCGTAAGTATTCTAATCAAATGACAATGCACATAGCTGAGCGACGTTACACTCCAAGGAATGTGTATATCGCTAAGGACGCCGACGACGAGGAGCGAGCACAATTACAAGCTCAAGTTCAAGACCTAAGACTTGGCGAGGATCTTGTTGCGGGTTCGGCTCTAGAGATTCAAGAGCTTGGCTCAAGTGCAAGAGCATTTAATCCAACGCAATTTACCGACACCGTACTTGGCCCAATTATGAAAGCTATGAACGACTTTAGAGGTAAGCAAGGAACCGAGTCGTCTCATCAGTTCGCTAACGCAAAGACTAGCGCAATCCTAGATCAAATCGGTCTATCATCGTTCCCTCTTACAGTTACACGAATGTTAATTGATCAATTATTCAAGCCTTGGTATGACGCTAATCCTTTGTATGATCCAAGTTACGGCGGAGGTTACGTTGCCGTTCCTTGGGAGGATTGTAAGTTTGATCTAAACTTTGGTAGAATTGAAAAACAAGACACCGATACCAAAGACTCTATTGAATTAATTAAAATGGGTTGGGAGACCGGAGCAATCCAAGATCCTAATGAGTTGAGAGAATTGTTAGAGGACGCGGGCCTTTCAATACGCAAAGAGTATAGCGACGCTATGGAGTCTCAGTATGATCCTAATCAAATGCCTCCCGACTTTGGCCAACAACCCTTACCACAATTTGACGACATGGGAGGCGGAGAGATACCTAACAATTTCGCTAATCAATACATGGGCTCTCCTCCAATGGACAACCCGATTTATGATTCAATGTCAATAGACATACGAGGCCCCGAAGCTCAGCCAAGCGACCCAAGATTAAATTTTACCGAGACTCGTCGCAATTTTCAAAAATGGAGCCGTGACCGGAGGTTGCATAACAAATGACAGTTTATGACGTTGTAACAAGTAACGCGGGTTTAATTTGTACGGAGGTTCAAGACGCTAATCCCGCTCAAACAAAAGTCTATGATTTAGTCGGGACGGATTGGATTGAACAATGAGACGAGAGGACGTCCCCCAATGACTAGAAAAATTGACGAGGTTGATTGTATTTGGACGAGACCGCGTTATCGTGATCCCGATTATTTAGTTTGTGAAATTCATAATCACAAAAGAGAGGTTAAAAAATTTGCCCGCTAAACTAGACCGTTGCGTCGCTGACGTAAAATCTCAAGGAGACGTTGACAATCCTTGGGCTGTATGTAACGCAAGCATTGACGAGATTCAAGAGATTACCGAAAAAATGTTTGAGACTCACAATCCGCTTGACATTCCGTTTGGACATGAAGTAAATGAGGGAGGCCCGGGCTCAGGTCGCAAGACAACTAACCCGCACGGTAAGCCGTTAGGTCAATTACCCCCGGTTAAAACACCCAAATCTAAGCCAAGTACGCCGTCAACGGGAGTTACTCCAATGGGCCCCGGCAAAGCTACAACCGTTCATACGGGAATAAGACACACTACGGAGACCGAGGAGGATATTTGTAGAGAGTGCGGTAAGTCGCGCGCGGATCATGGTATGTTCACGGATCACGACTTTGCAGAGGAGCCCAAGGAATTAGACGAGGAGGAGGTTGACGACCTTGACGAGAACATCAAATCTATTACGATAAAATACAAAGAGAGTTTTTCAGTTCCCGGCGGATTGTCCGCGCAATCAGTAGGAGCGAAAAAACATCAAGAGACAATATGCCCGTGCGAACGCTTTGACAGCTTACACCGAGCCCTCGTTCAATAACCCCGAGTTAGCGCAATTCGTTGACGCTATACTTGCACGACAAAGAGAGTTACGTCTTGAGGGAATATCCGAGAGAGAGATTGATAGAGTTCTAGTTGCTGAATTTTCTACGGGACAAAATTACATTGATCCTCCGTTGGGAACTGTTAACAACAATCCAACTGAGCCCGCACTTACTGACGGTCAAGCAACTACAAAGTATCCTCCCGAAGTTTTACCTCAAGAGTTAGACCTAGCGGGGCCCTTTGACAATGACGGCTTTGATCACAAAAACCCCGACCCGGGTTACGCGGGCGGGCGCGACGTGTATAATTTAGATCAATACAAAACAAACGCTCCCGAGAACATAGTTAACAAAAGTAGTTCGTTAGTTAATGATCCCGTACTTGGCGCACTTGGTAGCAAAGTTAACTCGCAAGATCCAACAATCGGAATACCGGGTTATAATTTAGACATGGCAATTCCTCCTTGGCGTTATCACATAGAGGACGACCAAATGAACGAGACGCAAGAGGGCGGGGTCGGTTCCGGCATTAAAGGCCATACGACGCCAAAGGATCAATCCCAACGCAAGCCCGGGGGCACGCCGGAGGAATGGACTCAAGGAATGTTATCTCGCGGAGTTCCCGCCGAGAATATGGATTTAGAATTAATGAAGGCTGACGAACTAATTGACAACGGCGCGCAAGTTAACAACGACGGAACCGTTACTCTCTATCATAGAACTACACCCGAAGCTAAGGAGCAAATAAAACAAACGGGTCAAATGATTGGATTAGAGAACGGCGTATTTTTCTCAACAAGTAAAACCAAAGGGGGATCGGCCGAGGACTTTGGCTCTGCAATTCTAACCGTTGACGTCCCCTTGGAGACATTGGAGATTGACGATTTGTTTGGAGACGAGGCTCATGTTAAAATTCCAACAAGAGGCCCGGGCGTTGCGGTTAATGTTGCAGATTACAATCTTAGAGAGACGATACGAGAGACATGGGAGGAGGGCAAACACCCAAGAGACGCGGACGGTCAATGGTCTAGTACGGGAGGAGGAGAGGGCTCTAGTTCTCAAGCCCAAGTCTTAAAATCTAAGGTAATTCCCGATTATCAAAAAATAGTTGACGGAGCGGAAAATGTTTGGAACTCTATCCCCGATGATATGAAAGTTGGAATTGAAACTCTTAACATTGGAGACGTCCCCGAAGGTCTAGCGGGTTTTAGTGATCCGGTTGGAACGTGGGACAATAAAACAAAAACATTAGGCGTTCACATCAATAATTCTAGTTTAACCCCCGACTCAACTCCCGAACAAATCAAAGAGCAATTCGGAACCATACTAACGCATGAAGTAAGCCACGCAAAATACGATAGTTATTCTCAAGCTCAGAGAGATTCATGGACGGATAAGGTCGCGGACTTACCGGGTATAACGAGTTATCTTGAGGGATTCAAAGAGACAATGGTAGAAGCTGAGCGCAAATACGACGACTCTAAAAAACGAATTGGCACAATGTACGACGCGATAGAGAGGGACGAGGCGAAATTAAAAAGTGGCCTTAAACCAAACGGCGACCCTCTTAGCGACGTTGACAAAATAGAGTTAGAGATTGGAATTAAAATGGACAACGAAACTGTCGATCGATTTAGAAAAGAGAGAGACGACGAATATGTAAAATTTCGCCAAACACAAATGGTATATGCCGACGAGACACATTCAGAGTATAACGTAATCAATCAAGGTTATCAGCCGTTCTATCAAGTCAAGCCGGAGACATACGAGGCCGTTGACGAGATTTTTAATAAAATGTTTAGGAGAGACAATGAATAAAATCGAAATTCAAATATCCCCGACAT